GTATATACCTCCATTCGTTCTAAATCCTACCCCATTATGATAACCATTCCAAGCAACAAGAGAATTATTTACAGCCGTTTTATTTGCACCTTCAGTTGTCAATTCTAATGGGACTAAATCATAACTGTCTAAAATGTCATAAGTAGTTCTAGATTCTTTTAACTTAGATAAATAATCAAAAGTGTTCCCAGCTAATCTTTGTATGTTAGTTCCATCTTCAGTTTTATTAACATTAGTAGACCCAGTAAAATCTGGAGCTGTTATATTACCACCATTATTCCCTTTTTTATAGTCTCTAAAAAATTGGTCTGAAGTGTTCATTTGTTCATAAGTATTTACTTGAACAAAGTGCCACATTCCTTGAGCTAAAAACATTCTAGCTCCAAATAGCTTACAAATATCATTAAGTAATTTAAAGGAGGTTTTTGGCTGCCTAATACCATTGTCATCTATTGGAGCATATGCAGAAGATTTAAAGGCTGCACAGTTTAAGGGGTCAGTACCTACATCCCTTAATATACCGACAGTACCACTCCTATTAGTCCAATCTACCATGACTCTAATAAATCTTGAATTAGTAGTCCAGTTATTTTCTGTGTCTATTTGATTTACAAGAGTATTATAAATATATCTATAACAAGTTAACTGTGTATCAAAAGAATAAGCAATGTTATTATTAAAGGGAATATTTTCTAAAGCAGCTAGTCCACAAATAGCCGTTAAAGTTATCTTTCTGGGTAGTGAAACATCATCCTCT